CATCATAACCGTAAGTATGGGTTTTGCAGGGACGATGTTTGTTTCGATGAATTCGGGGACTTAGTAAAGAAACCACAACACAGACAGGACGGACAGTTCAGACGCGCGGCGGATAGCATAACACAGATGTAACAAGGGTTTAAGACAAGACAAGGCGAAACACAACAGCGACGAGCAAGAGCGACGCGCAACACGGCACAGGCGCAGACTTGACGAGCGTTTAAGCCCCCCGCCTTGAAATTTTGCGCGAATTATCCAAAAGACCGCACCCAACCCCACAAAAAATAAATGTTGAATCGCATGGGGGGTGTGGTATAAGGAAATTTTTTCAAAATTATGACAAGATTACAGAAAAAAAATCAAAATAACGAGTTTTCCGAAGAAATAGAAGAAAATAATAGTTTTAGCGAATTAGAAAGAAAAAAACAAGCGGAAATCCGATTCAAAAAAAATGACAAATTAGTTAAAGCGGAAAAGAAAAAACTACTTAAAATTTTATCAAAAATTGATGAAAATTTGATTAAAATTTGTGATTCTTTAATCGAAAATATAGCGTTTATGTCCGTAATGTTGGATGATTTAATAAAAACTATTAAAGCCGACGGCGTCAAAGAGGTTTACATGAACGGAAAAGGACAATTCGGGTATAAAAAAAGCGTTGAAGTTGACGTTTATAATTCAATGCAAAAGAATTATCAATCTTCGGCAAAACTTTTGATTGATATATTAACAAAGGATGATTCATCAAATGGCGACGCAATCGAAGAAATTAAAGAAAAATTCGCAAGCGGTCGAAAGTAATCCGATTTTTGAATATTATCAAAAGATTGAAGACGGCGAAATTATAACGTCGCAAAAAGTAAAGAAGATATATAAACACGTTGTCGAATGTATCAAAAAGGGTGATAGGTTTGTTTATAACAAACAGCGCGCCGAACGTGCAATCGACTTTATAGAAAAATTTTGCAAACATTCAAAAGGTCGGTGGGGCGGTCAACCGATAATCCTTGAATTATGGCAAAAAGCGTATATAAGCGCGTTGTTTGGAGTTGTTTATAAAAAAACAGGCGAAAGACGTTTTAAAGAAACACTACTTGTAATCGGCAGAAAAAACGGAAAATCGGTTATTTCGTCCGCAATCGGAAATTATATGTTAATTGCCGACGGCGAACAAGGGGCGGAATGTTACGCAGTTGCGACAAAGCGTGACCAAGCTAAAATTGTTTGGGGCGAATCCGCAAAAATGATTCGCAAAAGTCCGATTTTAAAACAGGTTACAAAAATAACAACAAATAATATTTCTTTTCCGACAACGGAATCCGAGTTCAAGCCGTTATGTTCCGATGATAACACACTGGACGGTTTAAATCCGCATTTTGCGTCATTAGACGAAATTCACGCATGGAAAGACGGTTACAGACTTTACGACGTTATAAGGGACGGAACGTCCGCCCGCGAAGAGCCGATAATTTTAGCGATTACAACGGCGGGGACGGTTCGTGAAGATTTATACGACGGCAAATATTCAGACGCGGAAGCGTTGTTAAAATCGTTAGAAGACGGGTCGGAAGATTTCTTCGACGAAAACTTTTTCCCCGTAATCTATGAACTTGACGAGCGTTCCGAATGGACAGACAAAACCGCATGGATTAAAGCAAATCCGAATTTAGGTGTCAGCAAGTCAGTTGCATATCTTGAACGCGCGGTCAATAATGCAAAACTTGACCCGTTAAAAGTTAATAATTTATTAACAAAAGAATTTAATATCCGTGAAACATCGCACAAAGCGTGGTTGACGTTTGAATCAATCGTCAATAAAGAACGATTTAATATTGATGATTTAAAACCGCAATATTGTTTCGGCGGGGCGGATTTATCAAGAACTACCGACTTAACGTCGGCAAATATATTGTTCGGTTTACCCGATACGCAAAAGTTGTATTGTAAGCATATGTATTGGATTCCCGAAGATTTATTAGATTTGCGCGTACGTGAAGATAAAATCCCGTATGATAAATGGTATTCCATGGGTTTAATTCGATTATGTCGGGGCAGTTTGATTGACCCGTCGGATGTTACAGCGTGGTTTGTCGAATTAATGAATGAACATGGATTATATCCGTATAAAATCGGTTATGACCGATATTCGGCGACATACTGGGTTAAAGAAATGACGGATTTATTCGGTGATGTTATGTATCCCGTCGCACAGGGTAAACAAACATTGTCAAATCCCATGCGAATGTTAGGCGTTGAATTAACGCAAAAGAATATTGTATATGACGATAATCCGATTACAAAGTGGTGTTTGTCTAATATTGCGGTTGATGTTGATAAAAACGACAATATACAACCTTGTAAAACATCAAATCCAAGAATGAGAATTGACGGCGGTGCGTCATTATTAGATTCGTATGTTGCATATAAGGATTTTGAATCAGAATATAGGGCAATGATTGAAAATGATTAAAAAAATCGAGTTTAGAAATTTATATCAGAAGTTTTTCGGCAATAATGCAAAAAGCGAGATAACAGGTGCGTCGAATTTTCAGTTAATAAATCAGATATTCGGGCATGTATCAAGTTTCAACGGTAACATATACGACGACGCGACAATAAGAAGTTGTATTCATGCGATTGCGTCGAATTGCGCAAAATTAAAACCGCAGCACCGAAAAGAAAGAACGGTTATAAACGACAATTTAAACCGATTATTGACCCTGCGACCGAATCAATACATGAACGCTTATGATTTTGTTTATAAAGTCGTTACGCAATTATTATGTTCATGCAATGCGTTTGTATATATACATCGCGACGGATTCGGGCGCATTTGCGGTTATTACCCGATTAATTTTTCAAATTTACGATTGCTTGAATATCAAAGTGAAATTTACGTTGAATTTTCCTTTATGAATAGTAAAAAAGTTGTATTACCTTATGAAGATTTAATCCATATCCGCAGACATTTTAATGAAAATGATTTATTCGGGTCAGAGCAAAGACAATCATTACAAGCCCCGTTGAATGTTTTAACCGCAATCAATCAAGGGATAATCAATTCGATTAAATTGTCGGCGGGACTTCGCGGGTTGATTCAGTTCAAATCGGTAACGCCCGATGAAAAACAAAAGAAAATTAAAGAAAATTTTGTTAATTCTTATTTGAATATCAACAATGCGGACGGATTCGCAACGCTTGACCCGTCGGCGGAATTTAAAGAATTAAAGGTTGACCCGCAGACGGCAGACGACAAGCAAATGACGATTGCGCGGGAAAATGTTTACAGATTTTTTAATATATCCGAAAATATCGTGCGGTCAACGTATAACGAAGAAGAATATAACGCATTTTATTCATCGGTTATTGAGCCGATAGCGATTCAATTATCGCTTGAATTTACATATAAAACGTTTAGCGATAAAGAAATCGGGCATGGTAACGAAATTATATTTTCGGCGGAACGAATGACGTTTGCAAGTAACGCGACAAAAGCGGATGTTATATCAAAATTAATGCCGTTAGGTATATATAGCATAAATCAGGCATGCGAAATTATGGAAATGCCGAAAATTGACGATGAATTTGCGGACAAACATTTAATGTCATTGAATTATGTCGATATTAAAAAAGCCGACAAATATCAAGACGTTGACGATAAATCCGACAAAGACAATGAAAATCAAGGGAGTAATAATGATGACAACACAAACGACAACGAATCTGATTCAACAGGAAGTAAAGAAACCGATAAACAATCAGAAATTAAACAGGGCGGTTGAATTAAGAAACGCGCAGTTTTCCGAAGATGATGAAAAAAGAAAAGTATTAGAGGGTTACGCGGTTGTATTTGATAAACCGACGGTTTTGTTTGAATGGCACGGGGTTGAATATAAAGAAATTATCGACAAAAACGCATTTGCGGAATGCGATTTAAAAGACGTTTGTTTGAAATATAATCACGGCGATTCAAAGGGAATACTAGCAAGAACACGAAACGGCAGTTTAAAATTAATGATTGATGATTTCGGGTTGAAGTTCCGCGCAACCTTGCTTGATACGACCGACGCAAACGACATTTATACAAATGTCAAAAACGGTTTAATTGACAAATGTTCTTTTGGTTTTCGGGTTGAAGAAGATTTATACAACGAAGAAACAAATACAAGAACAATAACAAAAATTAAACGTGTTTACGATGTAAGCGTGGTGGACATTCCCGCTTATGATGATACAAATGTTGAAGCCCGCAGTTATTTTGACGGAATAGCAAAAAAACAAAATGCTACGGAGAGAGCAAAACGGGTTAAACGTTTGATTTGCAGGACATATTTATAAGTTAGTAACAGCAGTAAAAAGGAGTAATTAAAATGAGATTATCAGAAATTAAAGCAAGAAAAGTTGAAATTCGTTCAAAAATGGAAAAAGAAGCAGATAAATTGAGCGAAGAAGATTTGACAAAACTTGAAGATGAATTAAAAGACCTTGAAGCCGAAGAAAGAAAACTTGAAAAACGTGAAAATATCATGGCTTTAATCGGTAAAGGCGAAATAGTAACAAATGAAATTCAAAAACCGCAAATCGGCGACGAACAAAGAAATTACGGTATTGATTCAAAAGAATATCGTTCCGCTTTCTTTAAATCACTTGCGGGCGTTGAATTGTCAGACATTGAAAAACGCGCCATGACAACGGGAACATCTTCCGCAGGGGTAGCAGTTCCGACATTAACAATGAATAAAATCTATGAAAAGATTGAAAATGATTCTATTGTTTACGGGCTTGTTACCGTTTCACATCTTGCGGGTAATGTTTCAATTCCGATTGAAGGAACAACAAGCGATGTTGAACGTTTGTCAGAAGGTGCAGACGGTACAATTCAAGATGATACATTGACCGAATTAAAATTAGGTGCGAAAAAATACATCAAGTTAGTACGTTTGACTTGCGAACTTGAAAACACCGCAATCGACGCGTTAGAAGATTATATCGTTCAAAAACTTTCAAAGAAACTTGTTCAAGCGTTTGACGCGGATATAATCAACGGAACAGGGACAAAAGGTGCAAAAGGTATTTTGAGCGATTTAACCGTTGCAGAAATTGACGCATGGACTTATGACGCATTATGTGATTTGTTTGCGGGCATTCCTGCGGTTGCTCGTAAGAATGCAACATTGATGATGTCAACAAACACCTTATATAAACAGGTTAAGAAAATCAAAGACGATAACAAACAGCCGATTTTCGACCCTGCACAAAATAAGGTAATGGGACGCGATGTTGTCGAATGCGACGACGTTCCAGACGGAACAATTATATTCGGTGATTTTTCCGAATATATGTTTAACTGGTCAAAAGACGCACAGATTGCGAAATCAGAAGAAAGTGCGTTTGCGTCAGGCGATACCGTTTACAGAGTGTTAGCGCTTGCAGACGGCGGGCTTGCAAATTTAGGTGCAATATGTGCAACCAAAGTTTCAGCAGGCGAATAATAATCTTGATTTGGGGAGTAATGAAAAGGGGGCGGACACGTTCCGCCCGCCCTTTATTAATCAGTTAAAGGATTTATAAAAATGTCGATTGAGTTATCAGACATAAAATCATATTTACGCATAAACCATAATATTGACGACGCTTTTTTGTTATCTTTGGTCGAAACCTCAAAGGCATTTATAAAAGAACAAACGGGGGTTGAATACAAAGACGGCGACAAAGTTTATGAACAAGGGATATTATTTCACGTCGCGCATCTTTATGATAACCGTTCCGCCGTTACCGAAAAGGCGGTTAATGAAGTTCCGTACACCCTTGACGCAATAATACGTCATATTAAAATACGCGGGGCATACGAGGGTTAAAAATGACAAACAGGGGAAAATATAACCGTCTTATTGAGATTTACGAAATCAAAACGGGTGCGGAAACAAACAGGCTAGGCGAAAAAGTCGAAGTTGAAGAAAAAGTCGCGGAATTATTCGCATGTATTGAAACGAGGGTCGGCGGTTTATTATCGGGACGTCCCGCCGATACAATTATGACAAGCGTAACGCATAAAATGTCATGGGATTATAATAATTTTCCCGAAATCCGTCCCGATAAACACATTATTAAATACGAAAATCATTCGTTTGACGTCAATTATTCGCTTGATGACGGATTCAAGCATGAAGAATTACAGGTATTTGTTACCGAAAAAGTTTAACCGTATTGTCTGATAATTGCGTCATTAATAAGATGAGAAATTGACACATCTTGTTCTTCGGCGATATGTAAAAGTTTTAAATGCGTTGCTTTTGATGTTCTGATTGCAATTCGTCCCGTTGCGCGTTCTTCGTCGATTATTTCGACAGGCAAATTATCTTCAATACATCCTTCAATATGAAATTTTAAAGCCTCTTGAATATTTTTTGTTGCTTCATCCATTGTTTTCCCGTTGGAATAGCACATTAAACCTTTGACCCTTGCAGTGTAGGAATCTTCTTCTGGGCAATAATCAAATTCAAATTGCCAAGGTAATTTTAAGTAATCTTTTAATTTTTTTTGATTTTTATTCATGGTATTTCTCCCATAATTTTAAAATATCGTTTACGGCGTCTTTTGCTACGGGTTTGTGATTTGCGATAGTTAAAGTTAAATTATCTTTTCTGTATTGGTGGTGTGAGCCTTTGACCCGTTTTAATACAAAGCCGAGTTCAAATAACACTTTTTCGCAGTCTTCAAATTTTTGACCTGCATTAGTTTGTTTAAATTTTTGTATTATTTTTTCAACCTTGTTCATACTGTTATTATATAACATGACAAATTAAATGTCAAGATATATCTTTACAAATTTTGAAAAATTAAGGAATGATTATGTCGCAAGAGGGTTTTATATATGACGAGTTAACAGATTTTCAGCAGGGGCTGTTAGATGAAATAAAAAAGGTATATCCAAAAGAACTTGAAAAACACGCAAAAACGCAAGCGCGGAAATTTGTAAATGTTGCAAAAAAAGTCGCAAAAAAAAAGGTAGGAACTTCAAAAGGCAAAAAAAAGAACTGGATTGAAGAAAAATCATACCATAAAAAATTTGATACAAGTTCAGTATTTGAAACGCAGCGCGGTGAAATTTGCTGTAAAGGATTAAACAAAGCCCGCCATGCAAAACTTATTGAATACGGGCATGTTAATGTCCCGAGAAGTGAAAAAAGAGAAACGACCGTTGAAGCAAGAAAAAAACAAAAGGCGGAACAAAAACAAAAATACGGTAATTCATTCACCCCCGGAAAGTTTGTTTTTAAAAAAGCAGAATTACAATATACAGGCACTTTTAAAAGAGAATCAGAAAAATTTATTGAAGGTTTTTTTGAAACAATGGTTGATAAGGCGACAAAATAATGATTTCAACAATAGAATTATACAAAGCAATCCGTGAACGGTTAGAATCAGCATTCCCGAATGTCTTAATTCAGCAAAAAGACATCAAAAATATTACAAGACCGTCGTTTTATATTCAATATGTCGGCAAAAATTTTGATAAAATTGCGTTGGAGTATTACGAAGATAGAATTTCATTCAATATTGTATATTTTGCGCAAAAAGAAAGTTTGCTTGAATTATTAGAAATTGAAGAAACGTTTGTACGGTCATTTAATAGCCCTTTAAGTATTGCCGATGATGATTATATCGTCGGGATTGAAAAAGACGGCATACTGATGAATATAAACGAAGATGATTATTACATCAATATGACGGTTGATTTCGTCTTGTCGCAACGAGCAATCACCGAAGAAACAGGCGAAATGATAGAAAATCTTGAAATGACCGTTGAAAACGAAAGCAAAAATAAATTGTCGGAATATTCGGACGTTGATTCAGACAGTTTGATTGAAGATAACAACGACATAATGTCAGATATAGACGTATAACAATAATAAAAAAAGGAGTAAAAAGACATGGCAAATTTAACGCTTGAAGACATCAAAGCGACGATTGAAGTTATTTTCAAACAGCGCGTCGCAAATTTAATCGAAGTCGGGGAAAAAGGCAAGGTTTTATTTTGTTTAAAAAATACGAACGTTGCAAGTGTATTTAAACACGTTTCGGATTCAACGACTTATTATTCAAAATCACCGCTTGCGGTTGATATAGTTATCTATTCCGACAGCGCGTGCGAAACCGAAGTCGGAACAATAACCGAATATG